TAGTAATACAGTAAAAAGATTTGACCAAACCAGCTTAACATTTGATGATACTACTGCATAAAATGTATATAAATAGTATTAGTAAATAAGGTAAAAGATAAAAAATGGCAAAACAACTAATAGGTCTCGGTAGTTCTCCAAATGACGGAACAGGTGATAATCTCCGTGTTGGTGGTGATAAAGTTAACGATAATTTTAATGAAATCTACACAGCAATTGGTGACGGTACTACATTAACATCTGGTACTTTTATTACTACTACCAGTACAAACATATTAACAAACAAATCTATTGATAGTGATAATAATACAATCACAAACATTGTTGATGCTGATATTAAATCATCAGCTGCAATTGCAAATAGTAAATTAGCAAACTCTTCAATTTCAATAGGTGGTGTAACATTAAATTTAGGTGATACAGACGCAACACCAGCTTTAGATTTATCGGATGCAACAAGTTATCCTACAAGTTCATTAACAGGAACAATTACAAATGCACAATTAGATGGTTCTATTGCAAATTCAAAATTATCAAATAATTCAATTAGTATTATTGCAGACGATAGTTCTGCTCAATCAGTTGCATTAGGTGGTTCAATTCTATTTACTGGCGGTTCTGGTATTACAACTTCTATTTCTGGCAACGAAATTTCTTTTGTTACTGATGGTTCGATTGTAACAGAAACATCTACAGATACTTTAACAAATAAAAGTATTGATTTAACAGATAATACAATTACAGGTACAACGGCAGAATTTAATACAGCCTTATCTGATGGTTCTTTTGCCACATTAGCTGGTTCAGAAGTATTAACAAACAAAACTATAAACGGTCCTGATAACACATTAACTAATATTGCAAATTCTTCATTAGCAAATACAGCTGTGACACTTGGTGCAACTTCGGTTGCCTTAGGTGCAACTATTGGTTCAGCATCAAACTTTAACTTATCAGGCACTTCAAGTATATCTGGTTCAGGTACAGTAGATACAACTGGTGCAGGAAACAAATTAAGATTTAATGTTGCTTATGCAGACGCAGCTGCTTTAGGTTCGGCAATTGACCCCTCAACATACGAGGGTATGTTTGCATACAATACTACAGATAACAAAGCTTATGTTGCAGATACGGGTGGTTGGGTTCGATTATTTGATGAAAATATTTCTGTTGGTGATATATCAAATGTTGACTTATCAGGTATTTCAAATGGACAAATTTTAGCTTGGGATTCCGGAGATGCTAAATTTGTGGCAACTTCGGCAGGCACTTTTTCGGCTGGTTCTGATTTAGACCAAGCAGGCGCTGATGTACAAGATGTAGGTTATGTTTCTCACCGTTCACCAGATGCAACAGTAACACAAACATTAACAGTTACAGTTGCAACTAAAACAACTGAACACACAGCTTACGGAGACGGTTCTTCATCTGGTTATTTAATTGACGGACACGAAGGCGCTCATTTAAGTATGACACCAGGTGTTTACAAGTTTGACCAAGCAGATAGTTCAAACTCAGGACACCCATTACTATTTTATAGAGAGGCAGCCAAGACAACTGCCTACACAACAAATGTAACTACAAGTGGTACACCAGGTTCTTCAGGTGCTCACACAACTATTACAATTACAAAAGACACACCGCAAGTTTTACACTATCAATGTTCTGCTCATGCAAATATGGGTGGGGTATTAACTAATATTGGAAGTGAAGCAAATCTTGGAATTACTCATGCAGACCAATGGAGATTAACTTCAGCTTTTACTGGTGACCAACTGCCTTTACTAAATTTAGAACAAAATGATAATCCAAGTTTTACTGCTATTGGAACAGCTATGAGTTTCAGTTCTGGTATCTTTACTTTTCCAGTTACAGGAATTTGGTTAGTAAGTTTGCATACTGAACATTATATGAATGGTAATGATAGAGAGATTAATGGCAGAATACAAGTAACACAAAATAACTCTACTTATGTTCAAGTTGCTAGAGGAGCAGGTTTTATTAATGGAGTTGGTAGTAATACACACACTTCTACTGAATGTTCTTCAATAGTTGATGTAACAGATACAGCAAATGTAAAAGTACAATTTGGCGTAGCAACAGACCAACTTAGTACAACTATTTCAGATACAAACCAAAATGTAACATTTATGACATTTGTAAGATTAGGAGATACATAAGATGGATATTAATGGAAGACCAAATCACATAGAGGATTATTTAGTTTCACTACATACTGGACAATGGTTTAGTTGGAGTGATAGCAAAAATAAAGTTTATGCAAATTTAATTATACTCGATGACAGTAAGTCTAAACCTAGCGAAAGCGATTGCACATCTGGTTTAGCAACTTTACAATCTGATTTTGATACAGCAGAAACAAATGAAACAGACAAAAAAGCATCTGGTAAACAAAAACTAAAAGACTTAGGATTAGATGATGCTGAGATAAAGGCCTTGATAGGGGTATAATATAAAACCATAATGAAAACTTGTATAAATATTGATAAGGAAGATTAGAGAAAACACATGCCAGCAATTATAACGAACAAATTTAGAATTCACATGTCTGAGCAGTTTCAGGAATCCTTTTCTGAAGCTTCAGGTAATAACTACTACTTAGGTATTGGTAGACCACAACCATATGGCACTTTAACTAGACCAGATGGTCGTACTGATAACCAAGGAACGGATGCAAATCCTATTACTCCTGCTGATAGTGTAATCGAAGAAACAGCATGCTACGATGATTTGTTAGCGGCTAAAAGAATTACATCTTCCGATGTGTCTTTCGTAATACCTAGAAGAAATTGGACTTCAGGTACAGTTTACGATATGTATAGACACGATTACGGTAATAGAATTACAGGTGGTACTTCAACACAGACTTCAACTAGTGGCGCTACAAATTTATTTGATGCAACATTTTATATTAAAAATAGTGCTAACAGAGTTTACAAATGCTTAGATAACAATAACGGTGGAACAGTAAGTGACGAACCTACTGCTACAACGACTTCTGTTATTTCAACTTCTGATAACTACAAGTGGAAATATATGTACACTTTATCAGCGGCTCAACAATCAAGTTTCTTATCAACTGACTTTATGGCAGTTGCTACTGATAGTACAGTTTCAGGAGATGCAATTAACGGTGAAATTAACATCATAAAAATTAAATCTGCTGGTACAGGTGGTACAGACGGAACACATACAAGTGTACCAATCAGAGGTGATGGTTCATCCGGTGTTTGTTCAGTAACAATCGCTTCAGGTGCAGTTACAGCCGTTTCAGTTACAACTAAAGGTACAGGTTACACTTACGCATATATTAGAGTTGCAGATATTAATACTGCTGGCGGTGGGTCGTTAACGGGTGCAGAGTTAGATTGTATTATTGAACCACAAGGTGGTCATGGCTTCGATGCAGTAAAAGAATTAGGTGGATTTTTCTTAATGTTAAATCAATCATTAGAAGGAACCGAAACAGCAAATACAGGTGACTATACTGCTAGTAATGATTTTAGAAAAATAGTTTTAATTAGGGATCCTAAATCTAGTGGTTCTGCTGCTACAGCAACTACACTAAGAGCAACTAAAGCAATTAAGATTGCAAGTTCTCCTACACCAGGCACATTTCAAGCAGACGAAAAAATTACTCAAGCAACAACCGGTGCAGTAGGTAAAGTTGTAGAATGGGATAGTGCAAACAATATTTTATACTATATTCAAACAGGCTTTACAGACGCAGGTGTAGATAGTAACGGTAATAAATCGGCATTTAGCGGAGCTAATGTTGTTACAGGTGCTACTTCAAGTGCAACAGGAACACCAGATAGTTCATCTAGTGCGACAGTCAATAATGTTGTTTTTAGTTCAGGTTATTCAACAGCTGAGTTAGACGAAAATTCAGGTGATGTTATATACATTGAAAATAGGGCACCAATCGTTAGAGCGGCTGACCAAACAGAGAACATTAAACTGATTATAGAATTTTAACGAGGGAAATAAATGCCAAGTCCAACAGACTTTAACCTCTCGCCATACTATGATGACTACAGCGAAGATAAAAAGTTCCATAGAGTTCTTTTTAGACCTGCTTTCTCAGTACAGGCAAGAGAGTTAACACAACTACAGACTATTCAACAAAACCAGATTGAAAGATTATCTGACCATTTCTTTGAAAAAGGAACAATGGTTATTCCTGGTGAGATTTCCTACGACTTAAATTACACAGCTGTTAAATTAACAAGTTTCACAGGTTCATCTACTTTATCAGACTTTGTTGGCAAAACATTCAAAGGTGCAACTTCAGGAGTAATTGGTACTATTATCAATTCAGTTGCTACAGAAAATACAGACCCTAATACTTTATACATTAAATATCAAAATGCTGGTACGGATAATGTTTCATTTACTTTTGCAGACGGAGAAACTTTAAATGAAAGTTCTACTGCTGGAGTTTTAGTAGCTGCCGGTTTTAGTGCCGTAGTTGACACAACAGCAACTGGTTCGGCGGCTAATGTTGCAGCTGGTGTTTATTACATTAACGGATTTATGGTTCAGGTTTCTGAACAAACTATTATCTTAGACAAATACACAGCAACACCATCTTATAGAGTTGGTTTAACTGTATCAGAAAGTTTCATTCAATCTACAGATGACACATCATTGTTAGATAATGCACAAGGCAGTTCAAATGTGAACGCTCCAGGTGCAGACAGATTTAAAATTACTTTAACATTAACTAAAAAAGCATTAACAGCAGTTGATGATGCAAACTTTGTTGAGTTATTAAGACTTAAAGTTGGTATTCTTCAAAACCAAGTTAGAACAACTGAATATGCAATCTTAGAAGATACATTAGCAAGAAGAACATTTGATGAAAGTGGTGATTATGTTGTTCGTACTTTTGATATTGATTTAAGAGAACACATTGTCGATGGTAATAACAGAGGTATCTATACTTTAGCAGAAGGTGGTCAAGAAAGCTTAATGGCGGCCGGACTTTCTCCTGGTAAAGCATATGTTAGAGGTTATGAAATTGAAACAATTGGTACTACATTTTTAAACATCAATAAAGCTAGAGAGTTTGATACTCAAAATAACTTTAATACAAGATTTGATGTTGGTAACTATGTACATGTTAAAAATGTTTACAATGCGCCAGATGTTAATGAGGACTCAGGTGGTATTGCAGACGCATATAAAAAATTACAATTATTTGATGTAGCTACAAGTGCTAGAGGTACAGTAGTTAGTAACAGTGGTAATACAGTACCAGAAATTGGTCGTGCTAAGTCAAAAGGTTTTCATTATCTTGCCGGT